CCCTTGTTGGTTAAAGTTCTACATCAACTGTTGCATGAATCTGAATCAAGTCCGTCAATTGGTCATTGGCCACCTGTAAGTTGGAAATAACTACACGGTTTTCCCCGGTGACCCCCTGAACCCCTGAAAGGCCGGAAAGCTGTGCGGTAGCGGTAGAGTTCCACCAATCAGAAGTGGCGGCACCTGGGCTGTAAAATATTTGGGTCCCCCCAGCAGGGTCAATCCTGAGCTGGACAGGCAAGTTCCACTCATATCTGGTTATACTGACACCAGCCCTCAAGCAAGTATATTGCAGGGCGGCTTCACTCCCAGCATTTTGGGCCGGGACCGTGGCATAAGGGAAAGTCTTTTGATAATAGCGTTTGCATAATGCCAGCTCTTCACCAAAAGGCCGTGGCGTGAAGGCCGTTGCCGTGTCACCCACTTCCAACTTGACTTGGAATATCTTGAAGAAATTGGCGGCGTTGTCCATGCCGTTCACTTGGTTGGGTGATGATACAAAGTTCCCGGCGGTCCAAATATCTTCCGTTGTGTGGAAATCGGTCCCAACTGCCAAAAGGAAGTCCAACAACAACCCGGAGCCGGTATCAATCAACCATGTGCCGGTCAAGTCACCCGTCAAGGTGATGGTTTTAAATTCCCAAGTGTCGGACACGTTGATTGTAAATTCGGTCACATAGGACCGGTCGCTTGCCCCATTTCTAAACGCACAACAATAAATTCCGGTGACGGTTGACCTCACCCAAAAAGACAAAGTCATAGTGGCGGCGCCGGATGTTCCCATTGACAATGGAATAGCGTTAAATCCTTCAACCTTTTGACGTATTAAGTAAAGGTCACCGGCGGCAATTACGGCGTCGGCGGTGGTGACGTCCACACCCAATGAAAAACCCACGAACCCGGCCGGAACGTCGGGGTCTTGGCTTGCTGTGACAACTCCGGCGCCATTTTGTCCCCAAGCCCAACGGTCCACTGGATGAACGCCACTTGCTATGGCCGGGAAACTTGTTCCCCTTTGCGCTATGTTGAAAGCCCCGTTGATTAACAGGTTGGGACCAACACCACCACCGGCCGCCAAGTCCACAATGCTTTGGACCGTGGCAAGTTTAAGGTTGTTTGAATCTGAATCATCCTGAATAAAAACGCCGTCCGCCGCATCAGGGGCAACCAAACCCGGCGTGGCACCGTCAAGGGCAATTGTAACATTGCCTTCGTCGGTAACATCGGCGCCCGGCTCAATCCCGGCCAACAACCCGGTGTTGGTGTCAAGTTGGGAACCGTCACCCGAAACGTCACGGCCGTCCACGTTCCCGGACACGGTGATGTTTCCCGTCACGTCCACACCGGTCAACCCGGTCATGGCCCCGGCGTCATCCACCAAAATCAAACTGTCTTGAATAAGTTTTCCGGTGCCGGTGTCATACCGCGCCAACGCTTCGTCAGTTGCACCCCCCGGACCAACAACATCCCCGGAAGTTACGTTTAGGTCGGCAATGGATTGGGCGGTAACAGCTTTTAAAATAAGGCTGTCGTCAAGGTCTTGAATTAAAACCAAGTCACCGGGCGCAACCGTGGCCGCCGCCAACGGAACGCCATTAAACATCAACGCCCGGACGGCAACGGGTGTTTGGTCAAGTAAATCACCGGCCGCAAGGCGGGCAACGATAGTGGAAGGTGCGACGTTAAGGGTGGGAATATCAACTGGCATTTTTTGGCTTCCTCAAAAAGTCAAAACTTATAAACCTTAAAACACTTTTGCCCAATTAAATCAACTTAAATTTCAACGATTGCCGGATGACCTGCAAATTCTTTTCCGGTCTGACTTCCGCTTATTGAACGCCCGGAAATTCGTATCCAAAAAGTCGGGCCGTGGAATTGCCCCGGACGGTGGCCAGAATTTGCCCACAAAAAATTTGGTTGGGAAAAACTTTGTTGGAAACATTTAAGGCGTGAAGTCCCTTGAAACAATGTTCAAGCGGTTGCCGTCGTCGTCCACGTCGGTGACTTGCCGGTTCTTCCCGCCGTCCAATGACTTCAAAGTGATTTGGGTTGAACCGGATTCGGCGCCACTCAAAATACCGTTGGCGGACGCTGTAATGATTCGCAAAATTTCCCGGATGTCATGGCCGTCCTCAATGTCGGAAAGCAAAGTGTTGATGTTGTCGGTGTCCAAAATGATGGCGTTGGTGTCGGCCAATATCGCAATGGTGTCCACCAAAAGTTGGGTGGTGTCCAAAAGGATTTGGTCCACCTTGCCGTCCACAATGGAAAGGCCCAATAAAATTGTCGCCGTGTCCGCAAGGATTAAAACATTTTGGGCAATGATGGCGGAAGTGTCTATCAAAAGAAGGCTGGTATCGACAAGGATTTGCACCGTGTCGGCCAGTATTGCAACATTTTGCGCTTGGATGGCCAACGTGTCGATAAGCAATTGAGTGGTGTCGGCAAGAATCAAAACATTTTGGGCGTTCAACGCCGCAACGTCCACCAAAAGTTGGGTGGTATCGGTGAGAATCAAATCAACATTGGCGTCAATGATGTCAATTTTGCCGTCGATGGCGGCCAACTGGTTGACGTCCTCATTGGCAAACACCGGCACCGCTTCGCCTGTGTCCCATTGAAGGCCCACGGTGGCGGCGTTCAACGTCACGTCCACGCCATACATTCCGTCCCCGGCATCCACAACGCCCGCTTGGGTCCGGGCCACGGCATCACCGCCCGCGTTGTTGTATTCCCGGAACCCCACGTTGGCCAACCCGGCCTTGTTGCTTCCAAAATTTGCGGAATACCAAGTCACTTTGTCACCTTTCCAATTCGGCCACGCGGGCCTTTAATACCCTTAGTTCATCGGCTTTTTGGATTGCTCCCTCACCATCCAACCGGGCCTTCAATGCGGCCTTGTCGGAAATGAACCCCCACCATTGGCGCATAAGGTCCACCATTTCGCCGTCGGTGACTACACCATCACGGGCGGCCTGTTCACCGATGAATTGATTTATTAAATCCCAATGGTCTTGGTCAAGTTCAAATCCTGTGGCCATTTTTTTAACTCCGTAAAGCGGTGTAAATAAAATCACCGTCAAGCAAATGGATTGCACCAACGCCCACGGTGTTGGTCAAATGAAGTTCAAAGGCAATGCCACGGGCCGCCGCCAATGGGTTGGTGGCGTCACCGGCTGAAAACGTGATGTCCATTTCGTAAATGTCGCCAATGGCCAAGCGGCCGGTCACCGCTGTGAATTGGCCGGTCACCTGCGTGGATGTTTTCGCAATCCCGGCGCCACCCGCTAAAGTCGGCGCCGTATAGTCACAAGTAAAATCACAAGTGTCCAAATTCGTTTCAACGGCCGCCAAGGAAAATTGAATCCGTAAAATAATGTCCTGCGTCAAGTCGGCGTCAATTGGAATTGAATGGTACAACGACGCCAATTCATTTGTGGCATCAAACAACAACGCCGGAATGGTGGGCGTGGTGCCAATGGTCACGTCCGTGGGTGCCGTTGCCCCTTTGCGGAATTGGGAACCGGACAAATGCAAAGTCCGTTCCAAGTGGCCAAAAGTGGATTGCACCCGCCACCGGTCCGTCCCGGTGTCATCATACCAAAGCCAAACCACCCTTTGAGGGTGAAGAACATAGGGCAAGCCCTCCGGGGTGATGAAACGATTGGCCGCCAAGCTGGCCACATCTTGGTGGGTCAGGCTTATATCAAAGGCGCCGGTATTATAAAGGGCAATGTGGTCACCGGTTTGGGCAAAGCCAAAGGACGCATCAATCCCGGTGATGGCCCGGTCCGCGTCGGTGTTCAACAAATTCATGGTGCGGCCGTTGTTGTTGGCGCCCAACTGATAATTGTTTTCGTCGCCGGTTATTTGTGCCGGTTCATTGCTCCCACGGTTTTCCGCACCGTCAAGCCGTGAACGGCCCAACACCCGCAAAGCCTGTGTCCGCGTGGCTCCGAAGGATGGCATGGCCGCCACATATAAATTGGAAATGTCGTCGATTGTGCCGCCGTTTAAAAGAACGGCCGGGGAATTTATCTTGAAGGCGTTGACGTCCGACATTGTGTGGCCATCAATGTCAATGGAACCGCCCGCCGTCCACAATACGTCTGAATATTCCCCGTTGACTGCGGGCGCCCGCCCGTTTGGCGCCGCAAATATCACAAACCAATTTTGGAGCAATGGCGCCGCGTTGGTGCTTCCATAACTTAAATTTTGGACGTTGTATTGCAACCCAATGTCGTTGGTACTTAACCACTCCCATGAATTATCACCATCCGGCCGGAGGAAAAGGGCGCTGTTTCCTATTCCAAAAAATGTATTTATCTCAATGGCAAGTTGTACGGAATTCCAACGCATGAAAACATCCGTGGCGGTGCCAAATATGATTCCCGCGTCATCGTTCCACTTTGCAAATCCGTCACCAAAATCAGCCCAAGCGCCGCCGGTGTTTTGAAGGCACCAACTATTGGTTGCTTGTTGAATGTCGCACCGATAGCCAACCTTTAAAATATTCCCGCCGAAGGGTATGGCCGCAACGTCCAACCCAAAGTATGCGGTCATGTTTTCCACACCCGTGGAAGGCTGGAATAATGCTTGGGCCGGGTTTAAACATTCCAACCCGGTCACCGTTCCCAAGTTCACGGTGTTGCCGGGCGTGGTGGAAAAGGTTGGCATAAATCGCATCCCGGTCACTCTGGTCAAAGTCATCGTGGCCGCTGTTCCACGGGCGCGGGTTTGCAACCCGGCTTGGACTGCAATATTTTGCGTGGTTGTTCGGGTGCCGGTTTCGTCGTTCTTAATAGTCACACCCGCATTGAGGCAAAGGGACGCCAACGGATTGAAAGTTGCACCGACACCGCCCGCTAAAATTGGTAAGGCATTGAACAAAGTGAAGGCCGCAAACGAAGGGTTCACGCCCGAAGTGATTATTGGGCTTCCGCTTATGGCTTCCCAAATGAAAAGGGAGTTGGTGAAGTCAATGATTGGGCCAATGCGAAGTCCACCACCCACAAATCCGACGTTGATAGTTTGGTTTGGGAAATACCTTATAGCGTAAGGATTTAAGGCAATGGCGTCCGTGACGTCATCAATCTCAATGGGTGATTGAACACGGACTTGGCCAAGGTCGGCGTTGGATGTCCCACGCAAAACCAATTCACCACTGGCCGCATCACTTCCCCGCACGTTGTCGGCGTCCACAATGAACCGGTCCGCGCCGGTGGATAGGTTGACTTGAAAAAGATTTGCCGCAATCGGCACAACATTGTCTTGGATGACAACGCCATTGCGGGTTGAATCCAACACCATTTGGGGTGGTACTGAATTTAAATATGCGGTTTGAAAATCAACAACGGGGATGGCTACCATTATGCGGGCTGTTCCTTTTCACATTTGTCCGGGGAAAGGTTGAATTCCTTAAAATACTTTGCGCCGCCGGTGGTTGTCACTTCGCAACGCTTCACGCATTTGTCAAGGTTGTCCACGCACTCATATTTGTCGCCGTCCTCACCCTCCATTCCAAAATCACCTTCCAACAAGGTGCCAAGGGTGTCGCACCCGGACAAGACAAAAAACCAAACAAAAAATAAATTATAAGCAATCAATAATAAAATCGCTTTCATGGTTCCCCCTTATGGTGCGGTTAAAATTTTCTTTTCGTGGCTTGGGTCAGCGGCCGACGCGGCAAACATTGAAACAAATTTGTAAACCCACCACGCCCGGACCTTCCACATTCCATGATCGACGCACATTTGTTGAAGCAATCGGTCAGCGGGTTCCCGGTAAATTTTAGGGTCCAACCTTTTTTTCCGCATTAACTGATATAAGGCGTCATGGACCAACGAACCCAACATGAAATTTTTGGTATCAATCGCCGGGCCGCTTGGTCCGTCCCACGCATATCCTTTGTTCAAGGTCAAAACTCCGCCCACTGTAAGGCGAATAAAGCCTTGTTTTATAGTCTTTCCGGTGAATTCGGTGGTCATTTGGAAATTTTCGGCCAACTGGTATTTGTAGCCCGCTTTATATTTCATGGCCTCAAATCCTTCAAGCCCTCCAACGCATTTTCAAGGCCAGTGATGGCCCGGTCCAATCCTGCGGCGCCGCCGGACTTCCCAATTCTGATTCCCACCCTCACCTTGTCCGGGGCTTTGTTCAAATCCAACCGGATGTTTTCACGGTCCCATCCAATCGAAGTGTTGGACGCTTCAAAGACTTTTTCACCGTCCACACGCTTGACGTGGGTGGTGGTGCAACCGGCCAAGGCAACGGTCAAAATGAAAAGCCAAATTTTCATTCCAATTCCCCCTTGTGTTTTTCCCATGCGTTGATGAATTCGCTTTCACGCCCGGCGCCCTGCGGTGTGTTGTATACTTGTTTCCAAATGCGGGCCATTCCCGGACCATCACCCACGGCGGGCAACGGCATTTTGTCCCGGCGGTATTTAATCCGGCACATGGCAACGGCAAAGGGTAGGCTTCCAATTAAATTTTCCGCTATGATGTCCCTCAAGTCCCGGATGGCATGGTCTTTTTTCTCAGTGAAAAACATGAAATCATAAACCAAGTCCTTGAGTTCTTCCCTGTATTCTAAATAATTTGTGAAGTTATCTTGTGCGGTGGTGGGTTCAATTTGCCAAAAGGAAAGGGCCGGGCCGGTGCCAAGCTGTTTGATGTACCTATAACCGGATTCCTGCAAGCCTGTGAAAAGTACAAGGTCAACGGCCGCCGGGGAGTGTAGGCCAAGGGCTTCCAAGGTGGGGACAATTACATGGTCACGGATTTGTCGAAGGTTCACCACTTAGATAATCCTCAATTATTTGGATGGCTTCGTCAGCGTTCCAAGCTACTTTCACCTTATATCCCACTGATTCCAAATAATCAAGCCACTCTTGTTGTGCCGGGCTGACCCGGCCCTTGGTGTCCTTCGATTTCATTTCAATGAAAAGTCCATGCCAACCGGGCCGAACATCCACCCCAAGGGCTTCGGGGTAGGATTCAACAACCATTGGCTTTGGATACGGAAGGCAAAGGTCCGGGACTCCGGCCTTGACGCCTTCGGCTTTCAACTTACCGGCCACGGCTTTGTGACGGTCACCACCGTTTGGCACCGCAAAAATCCATTTCAACATTGGAAACTTGTGCCGGGCCATTAAGCCACACCATTCGATGACAACTTTTTGGTGTTCGTGTTCTGAAATATTTATTTTAGATTGCAAACCAATCCTTTATGGCGGCTTCGATTTTATCAATGCGAAACTTTGCGGCGTCCCTTTTTCGTTTGGCCCGTGTCAGTCCGGCCTTTGCGTTTTTAATCGCCCGGAATTCGTGAAGCCCTTTTTGACGGCCGGGCTTTTCAAGGTCGGCCAACTTTTCTTCATGTAATTTCACTGATGTTTTGCCTCCCCTAAAATCTGAATTCAAAAACTGGTGATATTTTTTCGCTTCGGCTCCGGTGAAAAATTTATAAACGGGGACGTCATCCCGCCATTTTTCCGACAACAAAACCTTCAACATAAAAACCCCCTTACAATAAATTTATTTTCCAACCCAAAACCAATTTATACATGAACCTTTGGAACCGGTTGGGTTCCGGGCTTTGCATTTTACAAACAATTCCCATTCGTCCACCAATTTCAATTTCCCACTGATATTTTGGCTCATTAAATCCAACCGGGCCACATTCGTGGTGCATTGGGTTGCACATTTCTCCGCAATAACTACAAATCGCCAATTCATCCATTTTCATTTTCCTCCAATTCACCCACGGAACAACCACCTTGAATTTCAAATTGCTTTCCATATTTCCAACACTTAAACAAAAACGCTTCCAACTCTACGTTGGAATCATGCAAGTCAAACCAACGGTCAAAAAGGCTTCCGCCAATCTCCCGGCCAAGTTTGTTTTTATAAAAATCTGCTTCAACGTCCTGTGGGTCCGGTGGTCCAAATATAACCGGCGCCGTGTTGGCGTTGCGTTGACGTTCCAAAATTTCCCGGCCCGTCACCGGGCGGCCTTGCAACCGCGTCGTGGCAAAGCGGCCGAAACGATACCGGGAACCACCGCCCGGAAGTCGTTGGATTTGCAAAGCGTCGGCGTCCGGGGCAATGTCTTGGGCAATCAATACGTCGGAAAATTCCCGCAAAAATTCGGGCGTCAATTCGCTGGCTTCGTCAAGGCCAACAATCCGGTGTTGGTGAATTCGCATATCTGCCGGGACTTCGTTGGCAAGCCTTTCAAATTCCGCTTGCCCAAGGCGGTCCACAATTTCACCTTCACCAAGGCGGCTATGGTCGGCAAGGGCGGCGTGGTGCATATCCGCAAGCCTTCGGGCGTCCTGTAAGCGTCGCCATCGTTCCGGTGTCATTTTAATTTCCCTTTGTTGTTCAAGTTCCAAATATTCTATATGGGTCACTTCAATCCCCACGACACCAAACTTTTACGGGTGCCGCTTTCCAATGGTGCGACGCGGTGCCAAATTGTTTTATCCAACACCAACACCGAACCTTGGGCCATTGGTCCGGGGAAAGTGGCGGTGCCAATTCTAAATTGCAATTCCCCGCCGGTATAATCGGTTGGCGGACTCAATTGCACAATGGCATTGCAAAGCCGGTCCATTGCGGCGCCGCCGTGGGTGGCTTCGTTGTGGTCAATGTGCCAATCACATTTCCCGCCGGGTCCATAGGTTGAAAACTGCAAATCTTCCAAGCGTGAAATCGGCCACCCGTCAAGCATAAATCCAAGCCGTTCAAAAATGAATTGGGTGTGAATGTTGTATAAAAGCCACGACACTTTCAAGTTTTTAAGGTTGGCGCTTCGGCCTTCGCCTTGCTCAATGACGGTTGTTTTTTCTTTTTCGGCCATCCCTGCAATGCGTTCACATTCGGCGGTGGTGAAAACATTGTCCTTGTTGAACACAAGCGGGTTTCGGTCGGCCATTATTTAAGACCCCAACAAACCAACGCCCGCCGGGCGCCGCGTGTGACCTGCGTGACACGGTGGCAAACGTCGCCCGCGAAAAAGATGACTGACCCTTTGCGTGGCTTGACGGTGTAAAATTCTTCGTCCCCGGCTCCGGGGAAAGTTTCATCCTTCAAAAGTATTTCCAAATTGCCGCCATCAAATTCGCTTGGGTCACTCAATTGCAAAATAGAAGTCACAATACGGTCACCGCCGTGGTCATTCTCTTTGGTTTGGTCAACGTGCCACCCGCAATACTGGCCGACGCCATAGGTGACAAACTGCAACACTTCAAGCCGGGTGATTTGTGGGAAGTCATAAAACAACGGAGTAAACTTTTTAAACATCCATTCCACGGCCGGGTCTTTTTCCATGTCAATCCAAGCCACCATGCAATCCCGGAAATAGGGGTCATCCTTTGGCGTCACGCGGTTTTTTTGTTTGGGCAACGCCGTCCCATAATCCAACACCGCTTGAATTTCGGAATCAGAAAACAAACCTTTGGTTTCGGTCACCTTCATTTGTGTCATTTTGGTTTCCCTCTTAATACGGCCGCCAAGTTTTTAAGAAAACTTTTTTTCAATATCTTTGCAACGCTGTTTTCCTGCGCCCGGCGTTGGCCTTCAATGTTGGCTTGCGCCCGTTCAAAGTCGGCTTGCGAATAATCGGCCTTGGGTGTTTGTGCCTGACCACCGGCGCCAAAGGCACCACCCAAGACACCACTAAATGGGTCATGGTTGCCAAACCCGCCGCCGAATTGCTGGCCTTGCCCGGTTTGCCGGGCCTGTGCGGCCTGTGCCGCTTGTGCGTCCCGTTGGGCCGCCGCTTGCCGGTTGGCCGCTTGCCCTGTGTGTTGATTGTAAAAGGCGGACCGTTGGGCTTGTGCCGCTTGCCGCCTGAAAATATCCTCCAATGGTTCAATAGGGGAAAACGGGCTTCCCTTCGCATTATCAAAAACATGAAATTGCCCGTCGGCTTCCGGGTGTTTGGCCAACAACTTCCGGCATATTTCCTTTTCGTTTTCGGTGCTGGCCGGGTTGTTTAAAATCGCCCTGATTTTTTTTAACTTTTCGGGTTTCATAATTTCGGCACCCTTTCCGGTTCCGTTTCAGACATGACCGCCCAATCATCCCAATTATTAAACCACGTTGAACCGTTTTGGAATTGCAAGTCCTTGTGGCCATTGCGTCGGCGGCGTGTCACCCAATCCACATAAAAATTGAATCCGTGAACATTGCGGAGCCAATCCCTTTTGGTTTTTACCGTGGCAATAAAATGACGCTTGGCCGCCTTCTTCCCTACCCGCACCGGGTAGTAACTCCAAGCAATTTCAAACGCCGCCGGTTGGTCAATAAGGTCATCGGGTTTTAATTCTTTTAGAACATCCTCATAATCGGCAAACCTGTCAACCATTTTTTACACTCCCAACCCCATTGGCGTCAATGGTTTAAAATTTATTTTTCAGAACATTTCATTTTGGGGTGTATAAAGAAAAAGATGTGCATAAAGATTTAAAGACTTTTTTTTCGGCACTCTCCGAACCACTCAATATCAATGGTAAAAACAAATTCTTTTTAAAAAACATCCTCTTTGCAATTCCCTACCCCCCAATTTAAAACGAAAAAACCCGCCCGGCCTTTGGTGTGCGCCAAGGGTGGCCAAACGGGTTTTCGTATCAGTCCATCGAAGGACTTTAAAATTTTTGACCCATAGCGCACCCGCACACAATAGCAGAATGGCGCCGGGTGTCAATTGAAATTGACAATATAACCGCGTGGCTTCGCCCGTTGTTGCATCGGGTTCCTTGGGTCATTGGCGAAGGGGTTGGGCGTTGGGCTGGCCCAACTTTTTTGGTCCCTCAAATCCCGCCGGTGGGTGTCATAGTCCGGCGTCACCCAAATGTTTATGGAACCGCCCGTATTTGGCCGCGTGTGGGCGCCATTTTGACGCCCGAACCTATAACCCGGAAGGGCAAAGGGTTGGGGTGCGGAAAAGGTTGGAGGGCTGAAAAGCGGTTTGACGCCCTTATTTTGAGCCGATGCCGGGCCGCTGACTGTGGAAAACCAAGCCAAGGCCGCGATAAATAAAAGTTTTTTCATTTCACCCCCTCAATATCAATCGTTGGTTCACACTTCGCCGGGACTTTGCAAAATTCCATTGCTTCAAAAATGTCGGGGATGTCATCATAACAGTGGCGGAAATAGGCGCCGCAATCTTGGCACTTATAGTCTGTGACTTTCCACGGCAAGGTTTCGCCACGTTTCCAATCATGGCAATCCCCAAACCCTTCGCCGTTTAAAATACTCACTTCTTTTTCAACTCAAAAACATCGGTTTCCGGTTCCTTGAAAATTTTACTTGCCGCGCCGCCGGTATAACCACGAAGGGCAACTTGCATGGAACGGACGGCCCGGTTCACACGGTCCGATTTTTCCGGCGTGTTCGGGAAGTCAAAGACCGCGTTGGTGATTGACAAAAGACCCATCCGGTTTTGTTTGGCGGCAATCATCACGGCCCGCGCCGCTTGCCAATAGGTCATTGTATTATATTTTGGCCGCATTAAATCCCGCAACCGGTCCGGGTTGGTTTTCCGGGTGATAAATTCGGCGGTGGCCTGTGGTGTTGGTGCGTGGCCGTTTTTCTTGTAGCTTTTGACTAATCGCATTATCACCGTGTCAATCGTTTCGCCTGACAATGGCGTGGTGAGTTTCGCTAATTCATTTAAAGTTGATTCTGCAATTTCCCTGTGTCTCATAAAAACCCCCTTTCGATGGGTTAAGTTTTGGGCGGAGCGCCATAAAACGCTTCCTTCCAATTAAAATTTTTCAAATCCATTTCGCTGACAAATTGCTTTTTGCCGAAACAATTTAAATTTTCGTCCCGGTATGTGGCGCAATGAAATTGAATTGCCAACCTATTTTCAACAAACAACCGGCCGCGTTCTGTCATGCGATAACGCCCGGTTTTACCGCTTCCTTCTTTGTTCGGCTTTTTATCGCCCGGCCGTGGGCCTTGCATCTTTTCCAACAAGCCGAAATGCTTATTTTTTGAAACGACGGTCCGCACGTTGGCGCCGAAACTTTTGGTTTGGCGTTCCACGATTTCGTTGGTGTTCGCGTACTTTTGAAAACCGCCTTGCCTCTTTTGCCTATGATATAAGGCATAAAGGCCAACCAACATGGCTTTGCTGATTTTCAAACCAAAATTGATGGCCATAACCTTCCGACAATAAAAACAATTTACATTTGGTTGGCAAGCCTCCGTCAACGCCTTGTCACCCATGCCGTCCGGCCGGTTGAACCGCACACCGTTGGCCGTGAAGTGGTCCGGGGAAATCTTCACAATCATTTCCCCCTTTCCAAATTTCGGTTCCGGCGGTTCAAAGTCAAAGCTGTCTTGGTCGTCACTCATAAGCAAATCCCAATAATAATTTTTAACGTATCCCATAATTTTTTGCCGGGGCTGGCCAACTAAGGTGTTGGAGACACCAAAACCCGCCCACCCTTGCGGGTGTATTATCCGGCGTTTTATTTTAACGGGCGGCCTGTAAACCCATTTCCTTGAATCAACTGGACCGCCCGGACCCGTCATTGGGTCAAATTTTTATTTCTTTTCCTTGGCCTTGCCATTTACAAAAATGCAATATCCCTTTGGGTCCGCCTTGGCTTTGCCATCCATTCCCTTTTGCAATTCCCCCACAATGGCGTTGTAGTCCTCCCAATGCTCAATGTCCGTTGAAGTTGTATAACCGAAGCCCGCCAAAAGTTTCTTGGCCGCTTCGTCGGTCCATTCAAAATCTGTTTTGATGGCCTTCAACCTTTTGACCTGCGCCGCCGTGACCTTCCGGGTGTTGGCCCGGCCGCCGCCGTCGCCGGTGGTGGTGGTTGTTTCTTCCTTCTTTTTCTTGGCGCCGTCCTTTTCCGGGTCCGTTCCTGTTTCAATCTGGAAAAGGTTTTTGATGAAATACTTATAGGCGCCGGTTATCGCTTTATATGTTCCCTTGTCACCCACGGCAAAAGTGTCATCCTTCCGCTTCCCGGACTTATCGGACCCGGAGCCAAACGCTTTTATTTTGTCCGGCCACACGTCGCCGTCAATGTGGGTGAGGGTGTAGGTCAAAACGATGTGGGTAATTCCAAATTCATCCACCGGCAAAAGTTCTTCACCGCTTGGGATAATGATTAAACCCTCCGCCAACATCACCGGGCGCAATGCCGCAATCAACGCCGCTTCGCTTGCATATCTATAATGATGGAATTCGTTGTTGCCATCCTTGACCACATATTCCACTTTTGTCATCACCGCATGGATGGCCTTGATTATTGAAACCGGATATTTCTTTTCATTTTCCATGATAGAATCCTACCCCTTTGTTGTTTGATTGTCAACGATATTTCAAAGTCATTGGGTCCGGCCGGTATCCTGCGGCCTTCCATTCAATGGCCGCTTCCCGCTTGCCATACAATTCCGTTTTTGGTTTGAAAACTTCCATCCTTTGCGGCCTCAATCCGCCGCGTTCTTCCGTGGCCTTCCTGAAAAATTCCATTGCTTCGGCTTCGTCCTTAAAAAATCGGGCGTGGGGGAATTGCACCACTTCATAAAAGGTGACTTGCCAGTGGTCGAAGGTCAATTGTTCCCGGACCAACGCCTTGGCCTCTAACAAGGTCAGCGGCCCGCCGAACAACGCCCGCGTTTTAAAGCCGTGAACATATTGAAGGCGGCCCAATTCAAGGTTGGCTTTCTGTTCCTCCGGGGTCATCCGTGGGTTGGTGACTTTCAACGCCAATTCGTGGACCTTCGTTTCATCAATTTTCATGCGCCACCCCCTACCCAAAACCAACGCGGTTGTGGCTTGACGTTGCCGTTCATCACGAAATAAAAACACCACATGGCCCGGCGGACCAATTTTTGGTGTTCGGTCAGGTTGTCCCACCATTCAATCCGGTTCATTCGTCGCCCTCCGACGTCTTGATTTCCTTGGCCACGTCCGCCAAGGTGCGGAAGGCGTCGGCGTCCCGGTCAAAGTCAGCCATTGCCGCCCGCGTCAACCGGGCCGCGTCCCTCAAAAACTTTTCAACCTTGGCCAAGTCCTCCGTCAACACATGGTTGCGGGCAAACTCCGCCTTGTCCAACGCATACTTTAATTTCCAAATCAAAGTGGAATTGGTTGCCGTCATTCGGATGTTGATTTGCTCCAAAAGTTTTTCACGGGCTTCCATGTTCTTGCAAGCCCTGAAATGAAGTTTGCCGTCACCGATTGAAGCCAACCCAATGTCACGGCCAACCACCCCGTCATCCTCAATAATTAAATCGTCAACACCATCACGCTTTTCGATTTCTTCCTTGGTCATCTTGTCCGCGTCGGTCTTTTTCATGCCACCTTTCTCCAATATCCATAAACGCACCGGGTTCCGTCGCGGTCCGGGTTGTGGGTGTCGTGAATCACGCCGTCAATGATGGCGCACCAATGCTTTGACACTCTGGCAATGAGGACACCCTTGGGCAATTCCTTTTCGCGCAAGTGAACCTTGCACCCGGAGCCGATGAACATGGTGGGCGTCCATTCAAACCCCAAGGCGTCGAAAATAATCTTGGACGTTTTGGTGTGGACGCCGGTGCGTGAAGATGACCGGCTTCGCATCTTTTTGGTTTGCCTTTCGTGTTGGCAATAATCATTCACCAAGTCATAGATATGTTGGTAAGAATAATCCCCGGCAATGCAAACGGACCGGACGAAGCAATCACTTGCGTCGCCCTTGTAGCCCGCTTCCTTCCGGCCGCCATCGTTGTAATTGAATTTCATTTTGTTTTCTCCAAAGAATTTTAGTTTTCTTCCCACTTACTATTTAATTATATCACAACAAAGGGGTGATGTCAAGATAATATTTTGACCAAGGCCACCAACTCATTGGCGGCAACCAACAACCAAAGCAATAAAAGAAAATTTACAACGCTGATTCCAATTAAAAATTTATTCATGTTCACCGCCTCCATTCCCAATAATAATTTTCAACCGCTACAATAAGAAACGAACAAACAACCACAAATCCCAAGTAAAACCAAAACGCCGTTGGGGAATACCAATAAAGTAAAATCATAAAAATCGAATCAAATATATTTCTCTTTGTCCTGTTCATTGCTTTCGCCTCCGTTCTTGAAAATGTTTTGCAAAGGATAAGCTGGCAAACCCTTCCTTTCCCGTCACCGGGTTCGTGTTCCCACGGGTTGACCAATTCGTTTTGTAGTCTCCGCCCGGTGAACGATAATAAGGGTGGACGGTTCGGCCGTTTTTCTTGGTGTGGCCTTTTATAAAAATTCCTTTTATATATTCAATTCCCACAATCACTTTGTTCATCGTGTCGCCTCAATCAAAAATGTTTCGGCCACGTCGGCCATTTCCAGCAAGCCAAAATCAAAATGGTCAAAAAGCCATTCATCGACGGCCCGCCAATTCCTTTTCAGATAGTAAAATAAAACTCCCATCACTCACCGCCTTCCGGCGTGGTTTCGTCAACGCGGTGTTTAATCACTTCCATGTTTGGAAGGAAATAATCAATTCCATCCTTGGAAAAATGGTTGACCCAATTCGGTCCTTGGCGGTCATACTCAAAGCCGCACGTTTCAAGGTAGGAAATCGCCGTTTCCAATTCGTATAATTCGTTCCTCATTTTTCTACGCTCCAAAGTTAAAGTTGAAGGCGGCGCCCGAAGGCGCCACCCGTGTCAACGTCGTTGCTCAATTTCGTCCATGATGTCCTTGTCCCGGTTCCATGATTCCCACATTCTGGCCAAGTCGCCCGGTCCCATGTTGTGGCTTCCGTGTTCGTTGGTGATGCGGCCGGGCTTTCCCAAGTCAATCCATATTTGAAATTCCTTTTCCGTTGGGAAATCATAGGGCGTGAAATCCATGTGGATTTGTTCGCCTTCCGGTGGTTGGACAAAATGGTAAATCTTGGTGTTGTCGCCGTCAAATTCCGTTTCCTCATAACCTTGATAGGTGTGGCCTTTATATTCATAAATGGTTTGCATTTTTCTACGCTCCAAAGTTTAAGTTGAAGGCGCCCGAAGGCGCCCGCCTATTTATATTTTGACTTCCTTCAAGTGGACGTTGTTGTTGTTGGCCGGTTCAATCTCAAAATGGCGCCCTTCAAAATAAACCACGTCCCCAATGTTCAAAGTGATTTCCGGGTCCACATATTTCGGGCCGTCGGAAGAAATACACGCGGCCGTGGCGTTGGCCCAATGAGTTGCGTGTCCCAAATTAACCGCCCGGTTATAGCTGGCAATCGGGCAATCGTTATACTCCAAGGCATAGGACGCACATGAATTGAAGATAAAATCCTCACCGAAATCATAAAGCCCTTTCCCGAAAATTTTCACTCTTTGCCTTGCCACCACCGTCACGCTTTTGTCCGTTAAGTTTTTCATTTTTTAATCTCCAAAGTTAAAGTTGAAGGCGGCCCGAAGGCCGCCGATTTTTAAGCCCAACCCCACTTTTTTTGTGGATAGGTTCGGCTCACTATCTTCCCGGCTTTTCTGGAAAACACCAACAAGTCACCGCTTGCCAGAACCACCAAGGCGCCGCCTTTCAAGGCCGCATACCGTCGGGCGCCACCGCGCCACGAAGTCAGGCCCAAGGCCCGCGCAAATTTTCGGAATTCGGCAACCGTCAAAAGGTTGTTGGCCACCGCTGTTTTGTCGAAGAAAGTTTTTTCCGGGGAAAGTGTCATTTTAAAACCTCCAAAGTTTTAAGTTGTTGCCCTCACTACCCTTATAGTATACCACAATGGGGTGGAATTACAAGGGAAAAGCGAAGAAAAAGACAAAAAAAAAGGCGCCCGAAGGCGCCCGGAAAGTGTTGATAATTAAGCCTTTATTTCGGCCATTTTTTCGGTCAAAGTCCAAAGGGCTTTATTCAATCGCACGTCCTCATTGATTGAAGTGACCTTGCGGACGCTTTTGCGGCGCTCACCATACTTGAAGGCACCACGGGCGCCGCCTTTGATAAGGTTTTCTTGAACCACGTTGAACGTGTGCCAAAGGTCGGTTCCCTTGTCATCATAGCGACGGGCGCCCAACAACTTGTCAGCGGTCACAGGTTCCGTTCCGGTATCAGCCCAACGCAACTTCAACGCCGCTTCGGCAAAAACCAACTGTTCATCCGTGGACAAGTCAATGGCCCGGAAGTTTTCAACGGACTCCGCAATCTTCGGCACGTCGTTGATAATCCGATAAGTGGCGTCAATAACGTCACCCTCTGCAAATCCAACGTGTTTAACGCCGATTTTCTGGAAGGTAGTATCCGCAACCACCATACCGTTGGCGCAAATCATACGAAACAAAGCCGCGTGGAAATTAAAAGCCGCCGTTCCATCATGCGCCGAAGTCAAAAGGATTTCCGGCCGGGTGTCGCCCGCAATCAACGCCGTGTCGTCCAACTTGGCAAAACGGATTGAATGTTTTTGAAAGCCTTGGCGGTCCTCATTTCGGACACGGCTTTCAAACGCTTGCACCGGACTCCAACCTTGATTCCGTAAAATGTCAACCACCTGAATGGTGGGGACAAAGGTATAACGCTCCGAAGTTTTCACGCTTGCATGATTGGCGAAAACCGAAGGCGCCACGTTGTTGATTTGGTCATTAGATAAAGGATAATTGAATTTCGTCATTGTGTTCTCCAAAAGTTTAAGTTAAAATCAACTTCAATGTTGTTTCACTACACACATAGTTTACCACAATGGAGTTAATTGTCAACGTCCAAAGATAAAATAAATATTCAATTAAAACAATGACTTAGGGGGATTTTGATGGTGAATTATATGGCGGGAATTAGAAAAAGGATTTTAAGACTGCGAAACAGGGAAGGAATGACCCAAGCGGAATTTGGCGAAGCGTTGGGAATTGCCCAACAATATGTGGCCTCACTTGAAACCGGTTATCGGCGCCCGTCGGGTTCTTTGGTTTTTATGATGGCCGCAAAGTTTGACGTGGCCGAAGATTGGTTGAAGCGTGGAAAAGGAAGGTTGCCGGATACGGCGGCCTTTTTACCGGCGAATTAAAACCCACCTAAAGTTTAATCACAAAACTCAATGAAACCCAAGGTTGCATATTGGAATGTGGACCGTCCCCGCCGGTGGCGCCGGTGATTTGAATGACGATGAACCCGCCGCCCGTGGTTCCGCCGCCTGACCTTGGTGACAACACATTCAAATTGGCCGTGTGCGTGTGGCTTGGCATTTCGGCCTCAACCAAGGTGACGGTTTCGGCTCCACCCATGTCGCCATGAATGGCCGGGTCCGTTCCGCCGGTTCCAACTGGCACACGCCCGCGCATATCTGGCAACGTGATGTTTTTATTCAATGCGAAGTCAGCGGCCGCACCAACACCACGCCCACCGGAAACCGGCGCTTGTGCGTCGGCCATTGAATTATATAGCAACGTGAAAAGTGGCTCCGTATCAGAATTAGCCCGATTTGTCCCACCCGAAGATGCGTTGCCAATGCTTCCGCCGTCGGACAACACCCACCCGGCCGGTGGCACCACTCCCATGTAAAATTGACCCAAGCCAGTGGGTTGCAACGTGGTCAAAAGATTTTGTTCAAGGTTGGAAGTGTTCTGATTGACCCATTCAAAAATATCTTGTCCGGCATTGTAGGCAACAACCACCACGCCGTTGGCCAAAATATCGTTGGCCACCAAATCATTGACCAAGTTGTTTTTTATAACCTTGGCGCCTAATCCGTCAATGTTTAAAGTTGTGGCGCCGGTGTTGTTGTTGACGGCTTGGAAAACATAAAGTTCATTATCATTCAAAGCCAAAACGGTGGGCGAACCTTGGGCCGTGATGGTGTCGGTGCCGTTCACGGTGTCCAAGGGCGTCACGCCGCTGGCCGTGATGTCCACACCGGCGTCCAAGTCAATCATTTTTTGAACGGCCAACGCATCGTTGACCTGTATGGAATAATCGCCGGGAATCCAAATTTTGTTGACACTCCGGCCTTCGGAATCCGTTGCTTGTGGGTTTGCAATGGGAATGGTCAACGCCCTATCCGAATAAATGGTGATAGGGTTGGCCACCGGGTCGGCGTTCTGCAATCCAATGAAAATTGAACCGTTTACAATCGGCACTCCGGCGAAATCAACAAATTGGGTTTTTTCATCAATTCTGGCTGGCATTTTTTAAACTCCTATTTAAAATTCCGCTGGCCCTTCGTCAATCGTTCCGGGAACCAATTGCCCTTCCGGGTTTAAAATTTGTGAACCACCGGGAAGGTCAACTTGGACGCCGGTGATTGCACTTTTTCGTTTTTCAACTTCACCGGACACCAAACCAATCCCCAAGGCCGCCGCAATGCGTGGGAAATTTCCGGTTAGAAGTTTTATTCCACGGCTGAATTGTGGGTCCGTGGCCAATGCCCGGTTTATTGTCCGGGTATCGGCTCCTATGTTCAAAGCCTTTTCCAAAGTGTCGCCAATAATCCGAAAACCGGGCAATTTTTTCATGCTTTCCGCAAGGTCCAAAAGAATCGGCGCCGAACCCTTGGGAACGGACCGGCCGGGCGGTGAAAGGTCTTTGGCAACCTTTTCAAGCCGTCGAAGGTCGGCCAATAGCTTTGGATTGCCTTTAAAAAGAATGTTCAACCGGTTTTTGCCGCCCTTGGAAGTTTGTGCAAAGGTGTTTAAAGTTTTCCTGAATACCGTGGGGCTGAATATAACTTGGTCGCCAAACTTTTCGGCACCCTGCAAAGCCTTGTCTATAATTCTAAACATGGTTGTGGCTTGCAATGCGCGAATGGCTTGTTGACCTTCCGGCCCGGCTTTGTTCAATTGCTCCAAAGTCCTTTCAAGGAATTCAACCGGCTTGCCCGGCGCCATCACTTCGTCAAAGGCTTTTGACGCTTCCACCATCGGCGTGAATCCGTCGGGCTTGGCCTTGGTCAACTTCCCGGCGATTGCGTTGGGTGAAAATTCGGTTTTAATTTCACGGACCACCTTGCGGGCCTCTGTCAACGGCTTCAAAACGCCTTCGTCCGTGACGCCCGCCGCCCTTGCCGCGTCGTCAACCAAACCGGCTTCATTGTCCAACGCCCTTTTAATTGGCCCGGACAAAACTTTGATGGCGAAGCTGTTTTTTTGGTCGGCGGATTCAATTGCGTTGATTGCCTTGCGGAAGGTGTCAAAATTTCCGATGGTCAAAGGCGTGATGTCCCGGCCCACTTCAATTATATCGCCGTCGGCGTCTTTGATTGGTTTGTTGAACCGCTTGACCCGGCCGGGGTCTTTGTCAATTCCAAATTCCACCAATAATTCGTCCAAGGCTTTCACGCCGCTTGGACTGTTCGTTTGGATTTGCCGCCGCAACGCTTGGGGTTGCATTGCTTCCGTGATTGTGTCCGTGATGATTGGAATGGCGGCGGTTTCGGGCGCCGTGTCCGCAAACTCTTTATATAATGCGCTTTTTTCCTTTTGCAATAACTTCAACCGGCCATCCAATGCGCCCTTTAAAATTTCACCGCTTTCCAAGGTTCCGCCCAACCCGTCAACCATATCGTCCACATTTTTAATAAAGGCCGCGCTGTTTTCGGCTTCCAATTGTCGCAATGGCCGGGCCACTTCCTGTTTGTTTATTGTGGTTATCAATCGCTGTTCGTTGGTCAATTGCTGGAAGTCCTGCGTCCGTTGGCCGCCGGTCAAGGTCACGCCAATTTCTTCCGCCCTTGCCGCCCGCGCTATTTCTTCGGCTTGCGCCTTTTGGGCGTCGGCCTGTGTTTGTCGTGGCCCTTCCTTCCGTCTTTTTAGCACCGGGATTTCACCACGGACTTCGCCCACGTTTCCCAACTCCGCCAATTGGTCTTTGTTGAAGTCATCGAAGTCAACCCCGGCGTCATCCAAAGCCTTTTGCAATTCAGGGTTGGGCCTTCCGGTTTTTTTGTCTATCAGTTTGGCCTTGCCCAAACGTAAATTTTTGAGACTGACAAAGCCAAGCCCTTCCAACACGGCGGTGGGAATGGATGCGCCAAACGCTCCAAACGCTCCGGCCACTTCCGGGATTCCTGACAACATCCCAATTTTGAATCCAATGTCACCAAGGGCTTTTTCGCTTCCCTCCAACACTTCAATGAATTTTTTAATCGGCGCAAACTCCGCCACGTTTCGCAATCCAATTTTGCCTTCCGCTGATTCAGGCTGAAAGGTCAAGGCTTCCCGGACACCTGCAACGGCCCGTTCACCGGCGCCTTCGTCCGCAAATGGGTTGATGGCTTGGAATAATCCAGACAACCCGGCAATCGGTTCCGCCAATGCGCCGGAGCCAATGGCCACGGCCGGTTCAACTATCAAACCAATTTGGCGGTCAATCTGTGCGGTGATGCTTTCATCTTGTCCGCCTTGTTCGATGCCAACTTGGCTTGGTGTGGCTTCGGGTGGGCGGCCCAATGCGTCGGCCTGTGAAAAGTCGGCCGGGCCGGGTGCGGCTTGCGTGGCCTGTTCTTTAAGAGTGATTGCGCCGTTGGCAACTAACTGGTCAAAAATTGCCCGCTTTTCCGGTGGCAACAAATCTTGGTCGCCACGGTCCGCCAATTCTTGCATGATTTGTAGTTTTCGTTCCCGCGTTGCCATTTAAAGGTCATCCAATAATTGGTTGGTTGATAACCCACCGATGTCGCCGCCCCGTCCTTTGGCCGCCCGTTTGCGTTCAACCTGTTCCCGCCTTTGTTTGTTGGTCCAAGTCGCAATATTATTTCCGGGCGTTGAAAGGTGAAGGGCGGAATCCTCAAGCCAATTATTTAATTTTATGAGGGCTTCACGCCGCCGAACCATCCACTTCCTTAATTCCTTGGGCGGTAACTTTGTGGGCAATCCCGTGGCCATTGCAATTTTTAATTCCTTTTCAGACAATGCGCCGAAGGTCACGCTTGCAATGACCTTTAAACCAAGCCGTTGTTGAATGTTTCGGAGCCTAATCGTTGCCACCCTAAAGTCCGGCATCAAATCATGGACCGGGCCGGTTTTTGCTCCGCCTTCAACCAATAAAGCAATCCCTTGGTTTAAAATTTGGATTTCACCTTTGTTTTGCTGTATATCGTCGAAGGCTTGCCCGGCCCTTGATACGGCATCCTTGGCCAATCCCCGCGCTTTTTGTTGGCGTTCAATTAACGCAACCTCAAAATCGTTGGCCTCTTTGATAACCTTGCGCCTTTCATTTTCCGGGACCACGTTGCCGTCCGGGTCCAACACGCGGGTGGTGCCTTTGGTGCCTGTTTGGATTGTCGTACCGTTTCCAAAGTCCCGCGTTTTAGCTGAAAACTTTTCGGCGTTTTTGGCGGCCACCTTCAAAGGGTCACGCACTAAAAGGTCGGGCCGGGTTCGGCCACCCCGTTCAAACTCTTGTCGGCTTGCGTCTGTGAAAGTTTCCAAGTCTAAATTTGCGACGCCAATGGGTTTGGGTGCGCCTTCGGCCTTAACATTTCCAAATCGGTCAAGGACTTGCTGACCCGGCGCCACGGCCGTGGTTTTCCCCTCACCGGCTTCATCAACAAGCAATTGCAACGCTTGATTTCGTTCCCCGCGTGGCAAACCGGCAATCCTGTCAAATTGCGCCGCCACTTGCGGGTTGTTGTTGTCCGTTGCCGCCTGAATTAAATCCCGGAACATGGTGGGCTGTTTGTCAACGTCGGCTTGCAAAAGTCGGCTGGCCGCCTGTGCGGTGCGTTCCAATTTGCCAACCCGTTCCCGTTCTTCCTTGGCCGTAAAATTTTCCAACAACACTTTGGCGTCGGTCAATTGGGTGCGTCGGCTTTGCATTTCAAGTTTCAATTTTGCTTCGGGAAGTTCAAGCAAAGCCAATGCCCCTTCAACGCTTTGGCCCGCCGCCTTCTTTTGGTCCACAATAGTCATAATCCGGTCACGCATCCCACGGAAATCCTTGGCCCCGCTGATAAATACGGCGTTTTTTTGGCTTTGTTCGGTTTCAAGGGCAATTTGCTTGAGGGCGTTCCGGTCATTTCGTTCCAAATGTCCCCGGATAACCTGCGCCGCCTGTGGATTCAATGCAGATAGGCGGACAAGGGCTTCGTTTTGCTGTTCCGGGGTTGGCCCGGCCAATGGGTCGGCGCCGCGTTCTTCGTCCCTCAAAGCCTCTTGGGAGCCTGAAACAACACCGGCAAGGCGCTGTTCCTCCGCCTCTTTGGCCCGTTCCCGGCCCGTTCCGAACACCTTGAGGGCCGTATTGATGGCCGGGGAAAAATCAGGAACCAATGAACCACCGTGAATTTGCTCAAGTGTTGGCATTTAAAAGCCTCCAAATAAACTTCCGGCCAAACTGGCGGAAACTGAATCAACGCTTGTGCCGGGGTTCACCCCACCACCCGCAAAGCCTCCGCCGCCGCCGAATCCTTGTTGTTGTACGAATCCGCCGCCGCCGCCCTGTGCCGCTTGTAGTGGCGCTCCGGCGGTTGGCGCGAATAATCCGGCCACTCCCACGCCTGTGTTGATAGCGTTTTGAATTTGTGCCGCATCACCTTGGGCTTGGCCTAAAATTCCGCTTCCAATGTCCCGGCCAATTCCGGCTTGCAAGTTGGCCACGCCACCACCCAAATTTCCGGCCGCGTTCAATCCAATCCCGGAAAGCTGACTCAAACGGCCTTGGCCCAATTGTTCCAATTGAAGGCCCACGTCCGTTGGCACCTGTGCGGCCGCTAAAAGCCCGGCGCCGGACCTGAAATTTCCGCCCGCCGCGTTTCTGTTTTCAACCGCCCGCGTCCGTTCTTGAACCAAGTTTTGGAACGTACCACCGCCGAAGATGTCACCCAACCGTTGGTCAATTCCGCCCAAGGTCGAAGCCTGTTGCAAGCCCGGCAAGGCACCCGTTCCCGCTTCAACGAATGGTGAAAGGTTCTTTTGCAAAGTCTCAATGGCCCGTTGCTTCGCCGCCGCCTGTGCGGCCGCCGCTTCGCTGGCCGCGTCACCGCCGCCACCTAAAAACCCCGCCGCCAAACTTGTGCCAATTCCAATTGCCGCTATTCCACCCGCACCCGGCATTTTTCTACCTCCAATTTGGATTTATAAATGTAAAAACTATCCACCCATTCAACGCCTTGGGCGTCACATTGCCCCTTTATATCCTCAATCCATGTTGGATTGCAAGGGCGTTTTAATTCCCAATCCTCTGGCCCGGCCGTCGCCACCCTTATGCCATCCAAATCCAATTCACCCATCGGACCCAACAACGGCAAAAATGAAATGTACCGGTTGGGACTTGGGACTTTTTGCAAATCCTTAATGCGCGATTTAAAGGCCGTTTCTTCCACCGTCACACCCACGAAAATGTTTTCAGTGAAAACCAAATCCCCGGACAACTCCAAAAGCCTTTCCGGCCGCTTGGTCAATAATTCAAATAGGTGGCGCCGTTCCCGGTTCATAATCTTGAACACCCGCCGGATGAATCCCGTGGACACGTCCTTGTGGAATAAATCGCTTCCCAATGACACGGTGAAAATCGACGGTTCAAAAACAAAACTTGGAACGTAAAGGGTGCCGTCCTGTTCCTTGACTGAATAATCCCACCCGTTCCGCTTGTACTCCCACAAGGAAGGGCAACTTTCACACCCGCCACCAATATTTTCGCAACCGGTTGTCACCGGCCAATTTAAAGTGTCCATCCCCTCACCAAGTTGTATTTTTCAAGGACCACAAGCCCGTCCCGGCCGGGGCAAACAATGTGTCCAACGTCATTGAACACCGTGGCCAACGTCACACCTTCAAACAATGCGGCCGCCTCCGGGTCAAGGTTTTCAACCCGCACAAAAAGAATGTCACCCATTTCAACTTTGCGTGATTGCTGAAAACCAATCGTTTCAAAAACCATTTCAAAGGTGTCGATAAATGAAAGGCCGAAGTGACCACGCACCAAGGCAATGGCTTCATGTTTGTTGGAATAACGGCCACGCAACCAATTGGCCATTGGGTCCATGCCGGTCATGGCTTTGATTGCGTCACACGATAAAGTCATGCAATCATTCACACCCCATTGGAATGACGCCATCCCCTTCAAATACAAATTGGCCGCCAAATATTTCTTCCAACCTTTGATTTTATATGAACCTAAAGTGTCAATCATACGGCATCCAATTGGATAAAATATTCGGTTCCGTTTATCCACACCTTGAATTTATGTGACGGGGTAAAAGTCCCAATCACTTCCGGCGGTTCTTCAATCCACAATTCCGGGACCGCCAAACTCCCACCCGCGCCCGAATCCTTTGACCCCAACACAATGGCATTGGCCAAAACCGCCGTGGGTGAAGTGTCGTTGGGAATGTGCAACGCTCCGGCGGCGCTGGTAGCGGCCGCGCCAATGGTTCCCAATAAAATGTTTTGGTCGGTATCAATTCGGATTCCCGGCAATGCGCTGGTTGAAAAGGTCATCAACCCGGTGAAGGGAATATAAATGATTTGCCCGCCACTGTTTCCGCTTGTCGGCGCACCCAAAAAGATATTGGCGGCCGTCCCATCATTCGGCACAAGTATGGACAACCCGGTGGCCGCATTGGATTCAATCACAATCGAATCCGCCAAAACACTGGCCGCAACTACCCCGGCCGCGCCACCGCGAAACAAGTGAAGCAAACCATCGGAGGGCGCAAACCCGTTGTCCGCAATCCCCACGCGGTTGTTGCCGCTGTCAATAAAAAGCATATTCGCGGAGCCAACGGATTCAACCCTAAAGTCATGGACGGCGGCGCCGGTTTCATTCACCACAATCCCCAAGGTGGGATTAAAACGCATCATTTCGGTGCCGGTGGATGCAAAAAACCACGCGGCCGCGTTGGCGTCATAACGTATTTGCCCGGCGGCCGCACCGTTTGACGGGTCACCGAAGTTTAAGTTGGCAAATCCCGTGGCGTTGTCCACCAAAAAGGACATCCCAATTTCCCCGGTTCCTTCCAACACTAAAAGGTCGGCGGTGACCAATGGCGCAATCACCCCGGCGTCCGCTTGCTGAATGTGAAGGGCGCCGTGAACGGGCGCCAAACTTGTCCGCGAAATCCCTACAATACCCAAACTGGAATCCGTAAATAATAAATGGGTGCTTGTGTCGCCTTCGGCCCTAAAATCCATATTGGTCACGCCCAATGGATTGACAACAAATTCAGCGGGACCAAGCGTTAAAGTGTTGACCGTCTGATTAAACCATTCAAAAGAAAAAGAATTATGATTAAATCTATAAACCCCGTTGTCGTTTCCGCTTGGTGCGCCAAAGTAAATGCTTCCAACATGGTTGTTGTTTCCAAGAATTGACATTCCCGTGTTGCCGTTGCCCTCAACAACAAGAACACTCCCGTTGGTGGCGGCGTCCACGGCCCCGGCGATTGCCGTCGCCGTAATTTGAACAACCCCATGTCGGGGGATGACGTTGGTATTTGAAAACCCCGTCCTTTTAGCGTTGGCATCAACGAACATAATGGCGCTGGAATTTAGCCCAAACCCCCGGATGCGAAAATCCATCAAATCGTTTTGGTTTGGGTTCCAATCAAAACCAAAGGATGGGAGCAATTGCAAACATTCGACAACTGAAAAGAACCACTTGAAGCCTTGGTTGACGTTGGTGAAATTGTGGTCATACATAAACCGGGCAAAGATTGGATTGACGTGGTTGCCAAAGTTAATGCTATTTTGAAGGCTGTCTATTGTGATTAAAGTTATTCCATTGCTTTGGTTGGATTCAATGACAATGGCATTGCCAAAGCTGGCCGGGGTTGCCGAACCCGCCGGGGCGTTTTGAATAATATGAATCAAACCTTTTGTTGGTGCGAAGCCCGCGTCAGTAATTCCAATGCGGTCACCGGATGAATCCACTTGAAGGAAAGGCGCGACGTTTTGGGTGTTGATTTGAAAATCAATATCGGCGTCTTGGTTCTCATTGAAAAATGAACCAATGGTGTCATACATGGTTAGATAAGTTTTTTCCCTGACATCAAAGCCCAAGCGTGGCAAAGTGAAATCGGTGTCATGCAAAAACCAAATGTTTCCGGCCCGGTTGTCATAGGCTGGCGAACCGAAAAAGATATTTCCAAAGGAATTGGAACCATTCAAAATTGTCATCCCGCCGTCAAAATTATGTTCCAACACCAATTCATTGCCGTCAAGGTCGGCGGTCACCGCGCCACCTTCGGCGGTACTGTTTAAAATGTGAAGGGTGCCATCATTGGGAGTGAAGCCACCTTGAGCAATCCCCACGCGGTTGTTGGGACCGTCCACCCGGAACATTGTGGACGACGTGTTGGATTCAACGGTGAAACTTTTTGAACCGCCGGTAGCGTTTAAACGGATGTCATCGGTGCCGTTGCCAAGAATTGCCCACGACTCCACAAAGTCAAGCCCTTGGATTTCACCGGTTGGGCCACGTCCTAAAAACTCATTGGGGTCGATGACCGCCGCCAAAATGTCGGTGCCAACCGAAGGGCGATAAATAATTGAGGAAGGAAGGAAACTTTCCGGGGTGATGGTGCCAGTGTCGCCGCCGCCTAATTCGTTTATCTTGTCGGCAATGTCATCAAAGAAAACTTGCAACCTTTGGCTGGCCACAAGTTGTTCGTTGAATTTCTCAATGAGGGCGTCGCCGTGGTCCGGCTTTGAAACAAGGGCGTCCATTGTCAGCCTCTAATATTTAAAAATAAAGAATCGGCGGCAAAAACCAAATCACCTGTGGAGTAAATCCGCAAACCCATGAAACCGTCATAATTCCCCATCCCGCCGGATGAATTCCATGAAAGTTTGGCATTGTATTCGCCCAACGCACCAAGGGAACGGTAAATGGCCGGGCCATATACGCGGTTGTCACGGCTTATAAAAAGCCCGACGGTGCCAACTTCGGCGTTGAAGCCTTGGGAAATTCCAAATTCCACACACTGGCATGAAAACCTTTCATTGTTCGGGTGTTTGAATCCAAGGTCAATGGTTTTGCCAATGCGCTCACCAAAGTCGGTGTTGATGTTGTCGAACCGGCCAATGCTCCGCACCGATGACGTGTAATATCTTCCTTCAAATTGCGTGATGTACCCACCCAACCACGGCCGGGGAAACCCGCCCACCAACGTGGACAACCGGAACCAATTGCCTTGATAGAATCCAAAGGCATCACGGGGCAAGGTGAAGGTTGCAATATCATAACCGCGCCACTTCAACCGGCCCGGAATACACGCGGCCAGTTCTTCCGGCGCATAGTTTGTTAAAATCTTGTCAATGAAAGCGTTGGAAATCTTTGCGGTTTGTCCCGGACCAATCGCATAAAAACCAAAGTCTTGGTCCTTTTCCCGGCCAAGGAACAAAAAAGAATTGGTGTATTCCAACAACGCACCGATGAAACCATACCGATGCCGGGCGCCGCTGATACGGGTGAAAGGGTTGGGCGTTCCGCCGGTGTCCCGGAATAATTCAAAACTATCCGTTCCGCCTATATATAGAGTGTTTGCGAAGTTGAAAACGGCGTTGTTTAAATCGGGGAGTTCTTCGGCGTCGAAAAATGAAAGCGGTTGAACCGTCGCCGCCACTCCAACGTCGGAGAAAAAAGCCGGGTCACCATTTGTTGGGATATAAACAAACCGGCCGTCAATAAAAGCCACGTCCGTGACGGACTGAAAATTTTGGTTGTTGGTGATGTCAATGAGGAAATCCATTTTGTCCAAGGCATACAAGGCGAAGTCCTTGGCCATGATAACAACCTCATTGAATCCAATCACGGCTTTGATGACGCTTGAACCGGCAATGGTGTCGATGACTGTGGTGGCGCCGGTCAGGATGTCCGTGACTTTTAAAAGGTCTTGGCCGAATACGAAATACAACGAACCGTTCCAAGTGAATGAGCCACGGGCCAAGTTGGTTTGATTGGAACCAAGGGTGGTGATTCCGGGCCGGGGTAAGATTTGGCCCTGATTATTATTGAAACAATTTTCCAATGCCGTCCGGGTTTGTGGCAAACTTTCGGCGCCATCCAACCCCTTCGGGAAGTCAACTTTAGGCATCCAACTCCCTCACCGTGTCGTCATCACCAAAGAAAATGTCCCGGCGGAAACTGCCTTTTGAATTCCCGGCGCCACGCGGCAACGTACTTGACGGGCGTTTCCTTGGGACTGTAAATTTTCTGTAAAGTGTTCGGATTTGCGTGATGCCACGCTTGGCATTGGCCACCAACGAAGCCGAAACGATAACCTTTCCATTGTCGAAGTTGGGCGCCAACATAAGGGCAAGGTTGTCAATGATTGCGTTTTTGGCGTCGGGTGGTTCGCTTAAATCCTGACCGGGCGCATCAATCGGCACCGTTTGAATGTCAACACCCCACGAAATCCAAAGTTGCAACATGGAATTCAAAATGGACATCCCCTTGATAATGTCCTCCGGCGCCGCCGGTTGGTGAATGGAATGGGCGCCGATGCGCTCCAATGAGCCTTGGATAATTTCGGTTCCTGTACTCATTTTAAAACCTCAAGTATAGTTAATGCCAACCCCGCCACGGCGAAGGCAATCGCCAAGTAAATGACCAAATACGCAACCCATTCAATTTTATTTTCCGGGCCGTTATCCATCGACAATGTTTTGTTCATCCTGTTCCGGCGTTGGTCCCGGCACTTCGTCCGTGTCGGGTATTTCATACACGTCGCCCACTTTCTTATATCCAAGGGCAACCATATACTTTTCTTTGGTTTCATCGTCTTGGACTTCCGTGATTTCCCCCCTTGGGTTTTTCCACTTCATTTCAACCCCCTAAAATATCTTTTGGCATTTCGCCCACTTCGTCCGGGGAAATACTCTGTTCCTCTTTTTCCGGTTCCTGTGGTTCGCCTTGGCTTGGCATTTCGTCCATGCTTATTTCATGCGTTTCCGTCGGGCCGCCTTCCCCCGGCTTGTCCGGTGCGTCATCCATGTCCGGGTCACCGATTTCAACCGGTGTGCTTCCTACTTTCTTAAACCCAAGTGAAAGCAAATATTTTTCGGTTTCTTCATTGTCTTGGGCGTCCATCATTTGACCGTTGCCTTTGTCCCACTTCATAAAACCCCCTTTGTTTTTAAATGGTTTGCGGCCAACTACTAACTTAAAACTATTTTTCAAAAATTAGTAATTGAAAGGCTGACCACGCCCGCCCGTCCAATCTGGCTGGTTAGTATTGACGGACGTGGCCAAATGCCCTTGAAATTTACGGCGTTCCAAATCCTTGTCCCGCGAAGAAAGGATTGTAAACCGCGTATGCGGGCCGGAAATCGAACCGCACTTTTTGATTGTTCTCAAGAAATCCCACGCCCTTTGAAACCCTGATTTGCAACCCATCTTCGGTTGTTCCCAAGGTGTCAGTGGAATGTAATTTCTTAATTGGAACGGACCCAATGCCAAAGGCCATTTTGTGCCAAAACAAGTTTGGCTGTTGCAAGGTACTGAGCGCACCCAACAACGTCAAAACGTCCGTGGCAACCGGCGCCGTGTCCACCGTGTTGTACTGACCGGCGGCTTCAAATAAAGCCGGACCGGAAATTATAATGGTGCCTTCACCCGAACCATCCAAAGTCACCGCTTGCGTCACTACGCCCGTGAACACAATCACGGCGCCCGCTTCGTCAATCATCGGTTGCCGCGTGTTCAAGTTCAAGCGATTCCGCCCGGTGATTTGTAGAACCTCACCGGCCCGGACTTGCAAGTTGATGCCGAAGGAAGTGACCACAATCGCTTGGGTCATTGTGTCCTTCGCCGTGACATATGTGACGTCGGGGTTGACATCAATAGCCCCAACGCGGTCCGCAACACTATGGGAAGTAAGTGTTGCCAAGGTGGTGGCGGACATTACACGCATACCGGCGAAGCCATCCGAAATGATGGCCAGTTTGTGGGCTTCGGAAATCAACCCACCCGCCGAACCGCCCGCGCCCAAACTTCGTTGGTCACTTGCCAATGATGTTTGAGTGAAAGGGTTGACCGTGTAATTCCATTTACCATCTTTAGGAATCCCGGAGGACTCCATAATGGCGCCCGCCCGCGCAACATCGTCCCATGTTGCAACCGGGGTGCCATAGGTTCCGGCCAAAAGACCGGAGTTTTTTAACATGAACGCGGCAAAATCAACTTCCAAGTCCGTGACAATTCGGGTTGCCATCGGCTCCAAAAGCTGGTCAAGCTGGTCCATTTTGATTGCTTCGTCCGCTTCGTCATAGTCAACGAAAACGGTGAAGTAATTTTGAACAATCCCGGACGCCTTGCCGGTGATGATGTCGTCCGCCGTTAAAAGCGAAACGTCACCTTCCGGGGTGCGCCGGGTGGTGTAGTCCGTGGGCCGCTTAAAATCTACGGTATCACCTGACTTTGGGCTAAACTTACCGGCCAAAAGTTGGGTGTCCACGTTCTTCGACAACACACGCATGGACTCAAATTTTTCCAAGAACACGCGGGCCAATTGTCGTGTAAAGTTGCTATCAAAATTATTGGCCATGATGCAAACACCGGGCTTTCATACGCCCGGCCCTTTATGCGAAGGTTGCCCCCGCCGGTCCCCGTTTCTTTTTGCCGGTCGGCAAGTTGCCGCCCTCCAAATCTTCATCGGGGTCTTTGAGGGATTTCTTGGAAACGGTTTTCACCTTTATTTCAGATAAAATCCCGCCCAATTCCATCAACGCCCGCACCGTTTCGGTTTCCAACATATCACCATACTTTTGCGCCAAGTCCGGGTGTTTGCCCAAATAATAAATCAATTGCTCTGACCTATCAGGCAACGCCAAAATTAAATGGTTGACGTTTTGGTTCCCCATTATGGCAATGGCCTTGTCCTCCGTTTCTTCATAATCCTTGACCTTCAACTTGGTGGCCCGTTCAATGTGGGCTTCCTGTTTCTGTCGAAGTTTTTGAGCCAACGCCACTTGGTCGTTGGTCACGGTGGACTTTTTGGATTGCTCCGCCAACCTTGCGTTCACCCGGTCATCCAATCGTTTGTCTTGGTATTCATCAACCGCCTTTTCATATTCGGGGTCATAAATACCGGCGTCAAACTTGTCGGGGTCCGGCCGTTTTAAAGGTTCGGGTGTTGTTTGCTGGCCACTCTCAAGTTGCTGGATTCGGATGTCCTTGACCTTGTTTTCTTGTGCAAGAAAATCCGCCCGGTCCTTTTGTGTGGCTTCACCCTCTTTGGCGTCGCTTACCCTTCCATTTAGTTTGTTGATACGTTTAAGAAATCCCCGTGGGGTCGTTGCTTGGGGTTGCGTTTCCCCTTCACGGACAATTTGTTGTTGGTCGTCATCGGACTCCCCGGCTTGGCCGTCGCCTTCGCCGCCGTCATCGTCATCACCTTCGGTTCCACCTTCACCTTCGTCGCCTTCGCCACCTTCGTCGTCGCCTTCCCCTTCCGCTTCAATATCTGCGGGGTCGGGTTCACCGTCGTCAAAAGTAATTTTGGCCTTCGTTGGGTCGGGTTTTCCCGAATCACCATCAACTTTTTTGCCACTGTTTTCCGCTTCACCCATTGTTTTATCCTCCGTAATGGTTTTAGAGTATGGCCACATTGGCCGCCCGGTTTAAAGTTCCGGTAAACTATTCCATTAAATTTTTGGTGTGTGCCTTCATCTTGTCCAAGGTGATGTCGATTTCGTCCGCCGTCCACCCTTCACCCATTGCCTTGTCAATACACGCTTCAACCCGCCCAAGGTCGCCGGACTCAAATGCCCGCAACAAATAGCGGGGCAAAGGCTTGGACCCTTGCAATTCGTCGGCCCTGTGCCTGATACGGGCCTTCAACCGGGCGTCCGCCGCCTTGAACACGTCAACCTTTTGTTGTTTCAGCTTGTCAAAATAATCTTGGGTCATTCGGGGTCAAGCCCTTCATTTATTGGCGTTTCTTTATTTAAGCCTTCAACTTCGGGCGGTGGCGCCACACTTGACCGGCCGCCCTTTTTCTTCCACGCCCTCATTGCTTGTTGGGCCTTGGCCAAGTTGGCCCGGCGTTCCTTCCGGTTCAATGTCCGGGGTTCGTTCTTCCCGTCGGGCAAAACCACCGGGGTGTTGGTTACTGCCATAACCTTCCGCCTTTCCTGCTTTCCCCGCCATCCCGGCGGACACCCCGGCCCCTATTCATATCCCAAGTTGTTCCTGCAACTTGCGGCGCCGGTCAAACAACTTGCGGTTGGCTTCAAACCGAAGGTCTATTGCTTTGTCCCGGACTTGAATTTGGTCATTGACGTCCCGCAATTCCTTCAAGGCTTTCATTTGGGCCTTTTCGCCCACCACCCGCTTGGCCTTCTTTGCTGGTTTCACTCCCACAACGATGTCGCCCGGCATGATACCCCCTTATTTGAAAGTTGAACCGCCGCCTTTTCTCCCTGATAGCCGCCGCACTTTTACAATCTGTTTGTTGACAATGGCCAAGTCCCGCTTTTCCTTGGCGGTCAATCCCTTCGCTTCCCTCTTGATAGTTTGCCTTTGCGCCTTGGTCAATCCCTTCGGGCCAACCTTAATGATTTTCCCGGTTCCGGCGTCCCTGATTGTGGCGGTCAATGGGTTTTTCTTTATTGATTTGGCGCTCCGTTCAACAACGGCCGGGCGCTTGGCAAGGCGTTCCTCACCGCGTTTTTGTAGGTTTTCCCGCGCCCTTTTGTCCGTCCCGGCTTTCCTGAAATTGGGTTGCCTCACCCCTTTTTCCTCTAACCTTTTCGCCGTCACCCTTTTGTCCGGCCCGAATGTTCCGCGTGGCTGTGACCCTGTTCGCTTCCGGGCTTTGCCCTCCGCCTGAATGGCTTTAAAGCGTTTATCATCAATTGCCTTGCCCTTGGCCTTTGCGGCCGCCCGTGTTTCGGCCGTCCTTTTGCCCGCCTTCTTTGCGGTGTCACCGCGTTTGAATACCTTGCCCACCTTCAAAAACTTGCCGGGTCCGGCCAACGTCGCACCAACCGCAAGCCCTTCCTTGAGTGATTTGGCCAACGGTTTGTCCAACTCCGCTTGGAGTGGGTTGAACCGGTTGCGTTTCCTCCGGGCGCGGATTTCTTCCTTCCGGCTTTTTATGGTGCTTCGTTTTTGCTTGGTGGCCATTGGTTCCCCTTATCGTTTCCGGCTTCGTGGTCGGGCCGCCGCATTGCGGGCCAACCCTGAAATCGTTTTTTTGCGTGTGCCACTCTTAAAGGCTTTCAATTGTGCCGCGTTCAACTTCGTTGGAATGGCCGTTGATGACTTCGCAATGTTCCGCTTTTCTTGGGCCACGGCCTTCCGCCTGTTCAACGCCCTCTTTGCCGGTGTGTGTTTAGGCATGATTATTTCATCCTTTCCTTGAGTTGTTTCCCGTGGAACACTTTTAATTTGGTAGTGTTGACGCCGGTGGTTGTGCCGGTGCGGCCGGGCCACCACCAAACGGCAATCCCCGCGCCTGTTCAAACGCTTCCTTGCGTAACTGTGAAAAGGTCTTGGCCTCACCCTGTTTGGTTTCGGACACAATCTTGGCCGTTTCAGCGGCTTTTTTGCGGGCGCTGGCCACGTTGTCGATTGATTTGGAATCAAGGTTGCGGCCTTCGCTTTCAAATTTCTTGGCCTCTGCGTTGGCCTGATTGGCCGCCGCCGCAATCAATTGGGCTTGTGGGTCCGGTTTCGGTTGCTGTGCCTGTGCCAACATTTGTTTTTCTTCGTCCGTTTCGGGTTTCTTCAAGCCCTGCATAATCATGTTTCGGCGGTTCATATCCTTCAACGGACCGACGCCCACGCCTTCCATGTTGTCCAACATGGTGAAAATGATGGCCGGAATGTATTGATTCCCGGCCGGGGTGTCCTTGAGAAATTCACCCATTGCCTTGAGGGTTTCAACCGTTTCTTCCCTCAATGATTCGTATTGTGGCCCAATGTCGGAATAAGCCCGGAACCGCTTGCCCCGCAAGTTGTTGGCCCGCACCATCTTCCCGGTTTTTTCGTCCATGATGACCTTCAAAAGCTGTTCCCGGCCTTCGGTGCCATCCACGCCAATGGTCCGCACAATCTGTTCTTGGTTGTAAACTTCGGCCGCCATACTCTGATAGACCACTCCACCCCACTCAATGGCGCCGTTGATGTTGTCTTGAAGCGGTTGGGTGTTCATGTTTTCCCGCTTCATCATGGCCCGCAAAGCCTTGCCGCTGGCATTGGGGTCCATCGTATCCTTCGGCATCCCGCCGGTGGTTTCCTGAATGAATCCCATCAACGCTTGGATGGACGCCGCCGTGTTCGGGTCCAACTTGCCGGGGTCAAGGAATCCCAACGGACCTTGGTGGACTATGTTGCCATCTTCGTCCTTGAGTGATTCGGCCAACACATAGGGCGCATTGTTCAAGTCCGCCCAACCCTCCGCAATGTTGTCCGGCATTTGGTCGGGGTCAAAGATGGGAATTTTCTGGCCGTTGCTTGCGCTGTTCTCCGCCAATTGGTTCATGTGCATATTAAAAAGGCGGCTGGCATCCTTCAACGGCCTGACCAATCCCTTGTACCATTCCACGCCGTCCACATAGGCCCGGTATCCATACATTGGAATAATGGGAATCCACTTTCCAATGATGACCTTGACGGGCTTGAGGAAGTCGGTGCCACTGAATACACGCTTTTCAACGTGTTGGACCACCACCTTGCGTTCACGCACAAAGGTCCGGTTCTTGTCGGCCTTCAATTCCTTTTCAAATATTTTGTGTTCTTCCTTGCTGTAAACTTCAACCTCACCTTCCACCAAGTTGTTGTAAATAAATACCGGCTCTTTTTTCTTGATTATTTCGTATGACGTGGCCACATAGATTGGATTCGTGATTGAGTTCTGGCCGGTGAAATTCAGGTGCCGCAAGGTTTCCGGGGTGTAGGCGCTTGAGGGTATGAAGCCGGGGAACACTTCTTCAAAGCGTTCTTCCGTGTACTCCGTCAACACGGTCACCCACCGCGCATCACGTTTATCCGGCCGGATTGCCGATGAATCCCAAAAGACTGTGTTGAAGGCGTTTTGAATCGGGCGCCACTCAATGCGTTGGCGTTCATTCTCCGGGTCACCTTCGTCCTCAAAGATGGTGGCCAACTTGAAGGCGCCATATCCACACGTCGCCGTTTCATACACCGCGTTGTCCAAGCTGACTTTCCCGGACCCGTCACGGAAGTCGGCCCGGTATATTCCATTGAGCAATTCGGCGTCGGAATCCTGCGTCACGTCATCGTCGGGCCGGTATTCCACACCCATCCGGTTCAAATTCCATTCACCCATGAACCGAAACAAGTGGTTGCTTACCAAGTCGAATTCCATCTTGGCCCGGCGCTCAAATTCGGGTTCAAGGAAGTTTTCCCACATTCCACCCGTGACGTTGACAAACCGCAAGTCCTCATTGGCTTTATTGCGTTGGTCCGTCATCACGTCGGCGTCGTGGTCCGTCCGTTGCTTTAGCTTTTCCAACTTGGTGGCCAAGTCGCCCGTCGGTGCTTCCCTCACCATTTCCATTGAATCCGTCATGGGTTAAATCCTTTTCATCCGTGGAATGTTGATTTTGCCGCGTTCCTTCTTTTCGCGCTGTGTCATTCCGGGGAACAATTCAGTCATGCCCCACACAAACCAATCCGCCCGGTTCGGGCTTCGTTCTCCAATATATCCGGTTGTCGTGAAGGCGCCCAATTCATCTTCAAGGTCCGGGAAGGCGCCCACAAATTTGATTTTGCCCTGTTCGGTCAAGGCGCTGATTGGCTCCGCCCGTTGGACCTTGCCACGGCTTGCGTTCACGGACTTGTATGAAATGTTGGCGTCCGCCGCCCTCACCGTGAATTCCACCATTGCCCCGCCATAATTCCTTTCACCAATCACCCGGTCCGCGTGGTGCCGCTTGTAGGCTTGCGCCGCCACGGCTCCCCACTTGGCCGGACCCGCCAACAACGTCAAGTCCTCCAACACATAACCATTGCCATCGGTGCCAAGGCCGCAAACGCCTATCCCTATTTCATCGGCGTCGGTGTCCTGTTCATCTTCGGCGCCACTTGGGTCAACGGCCACCACCACCCGCACCAAGTCCACACCTTCCGGGATTTCGGTGACGCGGTTGGCCTCAAACATTTCCGGGGTGAACAATGCGTTGGCCCGGTCATCGGCAAACTTGCCCAACCAAAACCGGTCCCGCTTAATCTTCGGAAGTTTCTGCAACGCTTTGATGTAGGCCGCCGGAAGGTTCTCAAGGTTGTCCACCGGGTTCATCAAAAGGCTTGCATAGTCCTCCGGCCCTTCAATCGCCGCGCCGCTTTTGGGTTCCTTCTTTTCGATGAACAACCGATAGGACCAATGGCCTTTGTTCGGTGGGTTTTCGTCAAGGAACATTCGCAACCGCAATTCCCGGACCACACCCTTCCGCTTGTACCGGCAAACCTGCGCCAACCGTGTAATCATCAAAAGGAACGTGTCATAGGCTATTTGGGACACTTCATTGAGGAAGATGGTGCAATACTCAAGGCCCAAAATCTTTTCGGTGCGTTCCTTGTCATCCAACCCGCCGAACCATATTTCAGAACCGTTGGGGAACCGTACATAGAAATCTTCACGGTTGTCCTTGTAGGGGACTTCCGGGAAACAAAGGCGCATCACCTTGGGGAACGTGTCGAAAAAGATGGCCTTCTTTACTTGGTTGAACCGAAGGCGAAGGATGGCGTGGCGTGAATTGTCCACGGCCAACGCCCGCCAAACGATGGTCCGCACAATGGTGAAGGTCTTGGTTGACCGGCTCCCACCATAAAGCAATGAATAAATGGCCGGGCCGCCTATAACCTTCAAGGCTTCGGTCTGTTTGGCGGTCAGCTTGAAGGGCTTTTCCTCAAGTGTCGCCTGTGGTTCTGGAAGGGTTGCGGTTGTCATTCAAATACACTCTGGAATAGTTTGTTTCGGTCCCTCACCAACTTGCGGAAACTACCACCGCCTTCCTTTTTTTTCTTTTTGACTTTACGCTTGGCCTTGGGCTTCGGCGTGGGCGCCACCGGCGCGGCGCGTTTGCCCGCCGCAATTTCGGCAACTAACTTTTGTTGTAGGATTCTATTTTCTGCTTTGATGCGTGTGGATTTCTTTAGGCTGGTTTTCGCCATTTCGTTTTCCTCTCCAAATAGATGTACCAAAACATTCGCATTGAATAACGGATTGTGTGCTTAATTCTTCGCGGTGTCATAGGGTTCCAACGTCATCTTCGTCCATGTTGATGGTGAATGGCACCTTGAAATCAATTTCATGTTTGTCCCGCCACTTGTCCGGGCGCCGGTTGCGAAGCCACAAACTTGCGGCGGCGGCGTTGGGCGGATAATGCTTTACGGTTTGGTGGGTCACAATCGAACCTTCCGAACAAAAAACCTTTTCTTCCGGGTGACTGTAACCCATTGCCGATTGAAGCAAGGAAATTTCCACCCCGTCGTCAATCATTGCCTTCCCCGCTTTGATGGACTCCAAAAAGTCGGGGTGTTCTGTTTTCCAATTGTTGATGGTTGACTCTTGAACCATGAAGGCTTGAGCCAAATCAAGGTCCGTAAAGCCTTTAGATGCAAGGACTTTGGCCTGTTCAACGTATTGCGGGAAAAACTTGGTGGGCCGTCCCATGCGGTTGGTGAACACCGGGGCAACCGATGAACCGGGAATGGCTCCGTCCATTGGGTCCACCACTTCGGGGTCCATTGGTTCCGTTGGCGCTTGCGCCGATGGTTCGGCCTGTGAATCCTTGACGGCCTCACCTTGGGCTTCCGCCCACTCCAACGTGTCCTTGATTCCTTTTTCGTGCTTTTCGTTTTCGTTCATGGTCCCCTTATTCACTCCCTTATCGGCTCCGGTCGTGTTCCTATTGTGCGCCCGTTTTTTCAATCCGTCAAATCTTGTTGGCAAGTCCGCTATTTTAAATGCAACTTAATCAATTCTTGTTGGCTTTGCCGGTGGTCCTCCACCTTATCCTTGACGGCTTCAATGTTCGTTTTGTTTTCAACCACTTCATGCTTCAATTGGTAAACTTCAACGGCCAACCATCCCAACAACGCCGTGATGGAAACGCCAACCGTCCCAACCTTCGCCGGGGTTACACCCATCTTTCCGTGACATCCACACGGGCTTGGATTTCTTCCAATTCATTCGTGGACACACTGACCAAGGACGCAATCAAATAATACAAGCCTATGGCCAACGGTCCGGTTTCGGTGTTGGTCAGGAATCCGGGGAAACTCCGGTCTTGGGACCGTGGGGGAATTATGCGGCCCGCACCGGTCAGCAAGTCGGTGTCACCCGGCCGTTGGACCAATGACACGGTGCAAACAAAAGTTTCAATTTCGCCACCGTCCCGGTCAAACTTGAATGGGACGCTTTCCCCTTGCTGGACTCTCAAAAGTTTGTTCATCGGCGTTGCTTCCTCTGTGGTTTCTTCGGCTTCCGGGTTTTCTTCCGGCCCAATCCCGCGCTGTTCAATCCAATGGCAATGGCCTGTTTAATCGGGCGCCCGGCCCGCTTTTCAATTGCAATGTTGGCGCTGGCAATCTTCCGCTTTTGCTTTTTCGTTGCACCCTTCCGGGGCTTGATTAAAGGCATTTACCGGTTGCCACTCCCTTTGTCCGGGGTTCCAAGGCCGTCGCTTGACTTGTCCGTGACGGTTTTCACGTCACCACCACCCACCACCTTTGAGCCGGGGTTCGGTTTCCAACCCGCCGGAATGAACGGGTCCAACACCAAATCAATTTCATTCGGCCCTTGGGTTTGCAATATTTGGTTGCGGTTAAGAGGATTCAAACGGATTGCGTTGGGGTTGTGGCTCATGGTATTGCCGGTCCCTTCGTTGAAGCGGTTTCGTTTTTCACGTTGCCGTCCTTGCCGTTGTCACTTGGCGCCGCATCCTTCACCACTTCCGCCGGAACACTTCCCGCACCGGTGGCACGTTTTGCCAATGGCAACGCCTTCAACTGTTCCTTGACGTCAATGACCCGGCCATCTTGAAGGGCTTGCCCAAACGCATTGGCCAAATTCAACGCCGTTTCATAATTGGTTGGGTATTTTCGCACCGCGTCCAACATAAAGTTTTTTTGTGCATCACTGTCAAAAATCATAAAACCCCCTTTGTTTGTTTAAAGTTCAACGTCAACCGTTGCATGAATCTGAATTAAATCGGTTAGTTGGTCATTCGCCACCTGTAAATTGGAAATAACTACCCTATCTTCCCCGGTAACTCCCTGAATTCCTGAAAGGCCGGACGCCTGTGCGGTGGTGGTAGCGTTCCACCAATCAGATGTGGCGGCACCGGGGCTGTAAAAAATCTGTGTCCCCCCGGCAGGGTCAATCCTTAACTGGACGGGAAGGTTCCACTCATATCTTGTTATACTGACTCCGGCCCTCAAGCAAGTATATTGCAGGGCGCCCTCACTCCCCGCATTTTGGGCCGGGGTCACGTCATAAAGGAAAGTCTTTTGATAATAGCGTTTACATAATGCCAGTTCTTCCTGCCAAGGCCGTGGCGTGAAGGCCGTTGCTTGGTTGCCAACTTCCAATTTTACTTGGAATATCTTGAAGAAATTGGCGGCGTTGTCCATGCCGTTCACTTGGTTGGGTGATGACACAAAATTCCCGGCGGTCCAAATATCTTCCGTTGTGTGGAAGTCGGTCCCAACTGCCAAAAGGAAGTCCAACAACAACCCGGCGCCGTTATCAATCAACCATGTGCCGGTCAAGTCACCCGTCAAGGTGATGGTTTTAAATTCCCAAGTGTCGGACACGTTGATTGTAAATTCGGTCACATAACTCCGGTCGCTTGCCCCATTTCTAAACGCACAACAATAAATTCCGGTGACGGTTGACCTCACCCAAAAAGACAAAGTCATAGTGGCGGCGCCGGATGTTCCCATTGCCAATGGAATGGCGTTAAACCCTTCAACCTTTTGACGTATTAAGTAAAGGTCACCGGCGGCAATTACGGCGTCGGCGGTGGTGACGTCCACACCCAATGAAAAACCCACGAACCCGGCCGGAACGTCGGGGTCTTGG